CAAGCGTGGGCGCAACCGACGCCGGGCTATTCGTGGTGATGACCACGCCTGCGATAGAAACCGCCATTACTTCAATCGCCGCCCCGCCGGCGCCGGTACAGCTCGCGACCAAAATTTTGTTGGCCGCAGCGAGGACAGCGCACGCGATATTGCCGTTGGTGCGTAGCAGGACAGCACTCCCCCAGGACTGATTTGACGAGTCGTAGACGATGCCGTACATCGCCCCGAAAACGATGAAAGTCCGCGTGGCGTCCAAGGGCACCACTTCGAATAGTGAGGCATTGGACCCGGTCAGCGACGGGAAATCAACGCGCGCGGTCTGCGCCACTTTAGCCACGCTGCCCGGCAACCATGTGCCGGTTGCAACTATGTTCGCCGCCAGCCCGATAACCGAATTGGATCCTGGTCGAATCCAGCCGAGCGTGGCGCCGGTAAAGTCTCGAATCGCATAGTCGGCAGTTCCGGCGTTGTAAATGCTGAAGAGTGCCACGCTCTGCTGGCATGTCGTCGCGTCCGGCAGGAAAAGGCCGAGCCCGAAGCCCGAAGGCGTGACGACGATTGCGGCCGGTGACGTCGAGGTCAGGGAGATATTGCCCGTGATGACCTGGCCCCCCATGCCCAGCGACAGCAGCTGGATAGCCCAGTTGACGGCGTCTAATTTTGGGTCGGTCGTGCCGGCGCCGGTACCGACGCGGCGGTAGGGGAAATGATCCGTGGGGGACCACACGACCGTGCCGTCCGTATAGGTCGTGCCGCTTACCCATTTCACGACGTTGGCGGCTGAGCTGGCGGCAATCGCCGAGCTAGCGGCATCGGCGGCCGCCTGCATGGCCAGCAGGGCAAGGTTGTACGTTTCGGTCGCGTTGTTAAACACGTTGGTGGCCACAGCTGAAAACTGCGCCACTGCAGCGGACAGCCACAGTACGAAGGCGTCGACCAGCCCGGAGAACGTGGCGCGGATGCTGCGTTGTGGCGCCGGCTGAGGGGTCGGCGTAATTGGTGGAGGAGTGACGATACTCATGGCGATAAAACTCCTTGAACGGTGATGGTGACCTCGACGGTCTCGGGGTCGGTGTAGTCGAATTGCGCACTGCCGAGGCCGTACGACCTGAGCGCAGTATACGACGGGTCGGCGCTACCGCTCCATAAGCAATTTGTCGTAAGGTAACGAGTGACTGTATCGACGGCCGTGTCGACCGCGTCAATATCTGAAATCAGCCCCTTGAGCGTCAAGTCTTTCGTCGCCGCGCCCTGCGTCGTTTTGTTGTTGCCGTTTTCGTCGAGCTTGATCGTGGCGAAACTGCGCGGTTTGGCACTGGCACCGCACAGGCTCTCCGCGAGGAAGGACGTCACGCCGACGGCCAGAACGCTCAGGGATATAGGCGTGCTTGAGGTAAGTGTAACCGTGATCTCCATGTCGTTATACGGGGGCAGATCGTATAAGAGTAGGTCGGTTTCCGGCAAAAATGGGCTGAAAAAATACTCGTAGTAGTCCGGTGGCTCGGAAGCCTCGAGGTCCGCGTCGTAGGTGAAAACGACTGTGCCGCCGGTCATGTCCTTGACAGTCACGACGACATGCGCAGCGTCCACGCCGCCAAGCCAAAGCGTGTCGACGCGGCCCGGCCGGAGAACATAGGTTAGCGGCGAGGCGGCGCTCACCGTGGCCGCCCCCGGCTTGTTGTCCAGCGCGCACCAGCGGCTTGACGAGTCGAAATCAAACCAGCGCGTCGGCGTGGCCTCGGGGAGCCCCGCGTTCGTCCCGGCGACTAGCGCTTTGTAAATGCGGTGCGTTGTCGTGCGCAGCACCAGATCACCGACGGCATAATTGGTCGCCGCGTTCCATGCCGCAGGATCGCCGGCGGCAGGTTCGGCCACGGTGCAACTTATGAGCATCGCGTCGGTTATCGTGACCGGCACCAGCACGGTCAAATAGTCGATTTCGGTATCGTCCAAGGTCATGACACGCTCTCAGTTCGGGTTGCGTTACCGCCTTGCGTTACGCGGTCGGTCAGCTGCGCGGTGTCGCTGGTGCTGCGCTGGATACCCATCAGCACGCGGGTAACTTTTTCGTTCATGTTGTCGATCGCCTCGCTAACGACGCTGGAGACAGCGGCCGCAGGGGTGGCCACGGATGAGCTTTGCATGTTCATGTTTTGCAGCGACTCCCAAAACGCGCGCTGTCCAACGCCCGAAGCCGTGTAGTTGGCTGCATCGATGCCCGACTGCATGCCGTTGGTCACTGCCGCAAAATCGCGCGCATACCCGAACGAGCTGGACCCGTTGAGGCTTTGGGAAGCCTGCAGGAACGCCTGCGACGCCGAGTTGTAGGCGCTCGGGTTCGAGGCATCGGCCCCGGCAAATGCCGCCTTGGCCGCGTCGTATTTGGCCTGGTCGGACAAAGGCGAGAGGGATCCCGTCATCAGCGCGGTAAGCGACGATTGCAGATCCTTGGCGGCCTGCGCCGCTGCGTTCATGCCCGCGACCAGCGAGTCGCCGATGCTTGAGTAAAAATTCTTTTGCGCCGTTTGAGCTGCAGCCGTGGCGGCCGCCGCTGATTCTTGCGCGGCCTTGATGGCGTCGGCCGCGATCGCCTGAGCGGCGGCCTCGTCCTGCAAGTCGTAGATGCGCTGCTGCAGTGCCGCGTCGGTGGCGCTCAGCGCGGACAGCTCGAGCTGGCGCTGCCGGAGCACCGCCTCCTGAGAGGTATGCGTCAGGTCGTAAATCTGGCCGTTGAGGTCCGCCGTTTTGGCAGCGGCCGCCGCGTCGATTTCGGCCTGCTTTGCGGCGGCATCGGCGGCTACTTGCGCCGCGTCGGCGGCGGTCTTGGCGTCGGCGGCGGCCTGGGCGTCGGATGCCTGCTTGGCCGCGTCTGCCGCGTCCGTGACGGCCTTCATGGCCGGGGCCAGGGCCAACAGCGCGGCGTAGGTTTTGGCGCCCTCAGCGGTCGCCAGCGCGCCCGAGGCGGCCAGGTCCTGCACGGCGCCCTTGAAGTCGAGAGCAGTCTGCACGCTGCCGTAGCCCAACGCGGTAAGCTGCTTGTGCAGTTCGGCCTGTACCGGCGCCAACTGTTCGGAAGCGGACAGGAAATTTTGATTGAAATAGCTTGTTGCGCTGGCCAGCTTGTCGAGGCCGCCGGCCGCCTTGAGCAGCTGCTCTTGCGCCGCAAGCGCGGCGGTACCGGTGGCGCCCAGCACCTGCTGAACAGTCAGGCCCATAGATGAGAAAATACCATCCAGCGCTGAGTACTCCGACGCCAGGCGCTGCAGCGTGGCCGAGGCGCTCTCCCCCTCCACCTTGAACGCGGCCAGGCCCGGCACAAGTTCCGAGGCGATGGCATCGGCCACGCCTGTGAAGAAATCAGTAACGGCCTTGGCGTCGGTCTCGGCGTTGCCGGTGATGGCGATGTTGAGGTCTTGCGTGCGGCTCTTGATCGATTCAGTGTTGACGCCCAGCGCTTGCGCGAAACCGGCGCTTGCATCCTTGATCCCCTGATAGGCGTCGCTGAACGCCTTAACCGTTTCCGAGGATGCGGCCTGCGTGTCGGTGCCGTTTTTGTCGCTGCGGAACAGGCCGCCATCCTGGTGCCAGTTTTGGAACATTTCGCCGCTGAAGCCGGAAGCCCCCAGCGTGCCGCGAACGCCGGACGCTGTCACATTTTTGTTGCCCATGCCGAATAGACGATTGGCCACGCCGCCCAGCAGGCCGCCGACCAGCGCGCCGAGCGCGGTACCGATGACGGGCACAATGGAGCCGACGACCGCGCCGATTGCGGTGCCGGCGTTGACGGTCGAATTGCTGCCGTACTGCCCGGAGATAGCGCGGCCGCCGTACACGCCGCCCAGGACCCCGGCGCCGATACCCGCCGCGGCGCCGGCGCCAGTGGCGAATGCTCCATTGCTCGCAATTTGAGTGGTCATGCCGGTGCCGTACATTGCGGCCTGCACGCCGTCGGCCACGGCTGTACTGATGCCGGCGAAACCCGCCGTGATGGCGCTGTAGGCGCTCTTAATCGCGCTCAGGGTATTGAGCGTGCTGGCGGTCCCGCCGCTGCCCGAGGCGCCGGCCTGCCCGATGCCGAGCAAGCTCGTAACGCCGTTGGCGACGGGCTGCACGATGCCCTGGACGATCGGGCGCAGCACCAGTGTTTTGAACATGTTGACGACACTGTCGCGGAACGCCTGCGCCGCCGACTTGCCGGCCTCGAAGCCGCGCAGCAATGCGTCGGTAATGTTGTCGCGGATACCGTCGCTGGTTTTCTTGGCCAGGTCGCGCAGGTCCTCGAGGCGCTTTTTATCTGAGTCCTTGCCGGCCAGTTCCCGCTGTTTGCTGGCGAGGATATCCAAAGCATCGATTTGCGCTTGAATCGTGGCCGTCACTGCCTCATTGCCCTGAGCGTTGGCGAGGTCTGCCTCGAGCTTGAGCACTCTGCGGTTGGTAATCTCGTCGGCGCTCAGGCCGTAGTACTTGATCTGCTCCTCCAGCGCCGAGACTTCGTCGTAAATGCTCTTGATGGTCGCGTTGTCCTGCTTGAGCGCGTCCTCCTGGCCCTTGACGTACTTGTCGTGCTCGGCGTTGAACGCCTCCTGCGCCAGCATCTCGTTGAGCATGGCGGCTAGCTTGATTTTCTTCGACGCGGACAATTTGATTTCGCCCGTGCGCAAGTCCTCCAGGATCTTGACGGCGAATTTTTGGCCCTCGGTCAGCTTGCCCTCGGTGGCCAGGTCGAGCGCCGACGCGGCGGTCTTCTCCTCGATAGACTTGATGATGCCTTTGTAAGCCTCGTCATACTTTTTTTGTTGCTTGCGCGCTTCCTCGGCGGCAGCGAGCGCCTTGTCGGCGGCGGCCTGCGCCTCGCGCGCGGCCTTGCCGGCGGCCATGCGAGTTGCCTCTTTCGCGTCCTGTTCCTCTTTGGAGGCGGCCACGGTTGCCTTGGCGCCGGACATTACGCTCTCGGTGAATTTGTCGAGGGCGCGGGCGTCCGCTTCCGCCTTCTCGTCGAGGTCGTCCAGCGTGGCGCCAACGTTGGAGACGCCGTTTTTCAGGTCCTGCAGCGCGGCGGCCGCGCGCGCGCCGGCGCCTTTGAAGTCACCGGACAGCGCAGCGTCGAGCGCGCCGCCCAGGTTGTTGACCGCCCGCAACGGCGCGACGAATATCTCAGCCAGGATCGCCCCGAAGCCGCCAATCTCGCGGCCCATAGTTTTCAAGACGAATCCGACATTGGCGCCCAGCACAAGAATGGTTTGCGCGGCGACGCGGAATCCGTCACTGAGGGTCGCGCCGACGTCGCCCGTGGTGCCGTTGCTCCCCAGCTTATCCAGCTCCTTGTTTGCGTCCTTGAGGGCGTCCGTGTACATGACGACGGCGTCGCTGAAGGCCGCTAGGAAGAAATTGCCGAGCTTTACTTTGGCGTCCTCGACGTAGCGGGACAAGGAATTGACCTGCTTGCCGGCGGTGCCCATCGCCTCCTCGTAGATGCCCGCGTAGGCGGCCGACTGCTTGAGCACCTCGTTTGTGCGCGCCTGGATCTTTTGTTGCTCGGTCAGCTTGTCCGACGTGGTACCCAGCTGAGCGGCCAGGCGCTTGTAACTGCCCTCGAAGCTGACATTGAGGCCCAGCGTGCGCAGCACCTCCACCTCGCCCGTCTTGATACCGTTGGTCAAGCGGCTGAACGCCTCGGATGAATTGATGTTGCCGACGACGGCCAGATCCTGCGCCGCGCGCGCCAGTTTGCTGGCCTTGGAAAGGTCGATATTGGCGGTGGCCAGGCCGGTCAGGTTCTCCCGCGCCTTTATCATACTGATGCCGGTCTTGGTGAGGTCCTTCTCGAGGCCCTGCATTTGCGCACCGGTATAGCCCGCATTGTTGCCGGCCACGCGCATGACAACGCCCATGGTCTCGAAGCGGGCCGCGAGCATCGTCGATTCTTCGATCAGCTTGGCCAGCTTGACGGCGGCGAACGCGGCGGCCAGCAACTTGGCGGCGTTCTCCAAAAACTTCATGCTGCCGGCCGTGCGCTTGCCCTGCTGGTCGAGATCGTCAAGCGCCCGCGTGGCCGCCTGCGCCTGCCGCGCATCAACTACAATTCCCAGCTCGGCAATGTCGCGGGTGGCCATCAAGGCGCCTTTCGTCTCAAACGTTTGTGCTTCGGTTCCGGCGCCGGCTGCTCCTCGGCTGGAGCGGGCCGGCGGCCTACGGGCGCACTGTCCGGCTTCGTCGGGTTCGGGCAGCTTTCATCCTTGGCCGCGTGCTGCATGTTGATGTACGCGGCGGACATGGCCCGAAGCGCCCCAACAATAAACGGCGTGGCAGCGGCGCCCGTCATGCGCGCCCAGCTTTCTATCTCGTGATGCGGTATTACTTGCTCGCCGTACGTCGCGCCCAGCTCGTGAAAATACCCGACGATCGGCAGCAGGCAAAAATCTATTTCATACTCCGGAGGTCCAACCCCTTTGCGCGTCAGGGCGGCGCGGCGTGCAACCTTGCTCTTGCCGATCGCCGCCGACAGCCACGCCTGATACCGCGCCCAAATTACGAGCTGGTCGAGGTGGTCTCCAGCGCCGCCGAGAAATCCCCGATTTTCTCCTGCACCTGGTCGCGCAGGTGCGCGTAATCAGGGTCGGTAAAGAAGGCGCGGGCGTTCTCCGGCGAGTACTCTTTGTCCTGGAAGCCGTCGACCGCATCGAAATTGACGAATTCGTAGGTGCTGCCGATCAGCTTGGCCAGGGCGTTGGCCTCCAGCAGTTCGGCGGAAATCTTTTTGGCCTGGCGGTTGATGTTCGCTTGCACGATCTGCGAGTCGACTTTCTTCGCAGCCAGCGAGCCGGGCGAGTGCACCATGACGCCAACGGGGCGGCGGCGCTCGGCGTCGGCGTATTCCGGTTCGCCGCTCAGCGGGTCTTGAAAGTGGACGAAGAAAACAGCGGCCAGTTTGCGAATTGCCATGATTTAATGCTCCTGAAGGGAAGAAAACAGGCCCCGTGCTGGCGGCCCAGGACCAGCTGTTACGCTGGGTAGACGACGACCTCGGCGCTGTCGACTTCGATCATGCACTCGGCGGCGGTGATCTCGTCCACGGTGCCGATGATGTGCGGCTTGGACATGACGAGGCCCAGCGTGTAGATGATCGTGCCGTCCTGCAGCGTCTCGCGGAACGAAACGGAGGTGTCCATGGCCAGAGCGGTCAACAGCGCTTGCTGGCCGTCGTCACCGGGCGCGTAGGCCATGGCCAGCGTGTAGGAACCGCCGTCGACGGTGCCCTTGAGCTTGCGCACGCGGCGACGCTTCAGCGGCTTGTGCTCGATCTTGTTGAAAGTATCGCCATGCGACGGGATCGCGGTGACCTCGCCGATTTCGATATAGGTCAACGCGCCGTAGCCGGCGGCGTCAAGCGTGGAAGGCTGCGACAGGCAAACCGAGATATCGGAGCCGGCCGAGCTGAAAGCAATTTCGGAAGCAGCCATGATAGGCCCCTTTCAGTTTGGTTGAGGGAGGATTACACGCCGACGATGACGATATCGTAGGTGACGGAGGTGCCGGCGGCGCTGTTCGCGATCTGCAGCAGGTCAGCCGTGGCCGCCGTGACCGCGTAGCCGTTGACGTCCGGCGCGAAGATCGCGAACGCACCGCCGGGCTTCACCTTGACCTTGTCGGTAGCCGCGCCGAAAGGCGAGACGAAGCCATTCGCGACCGCGCCGCCGATGACGACGTCATTGACGTTGGCCCCCCGCGCGACGACCACAATCGCCTTGATCTTGGTGAAATTGATCAGCGCGCCGAAAGTGTCGGTCAGCGTGCCGACGAGGTCGAGCGTGTCGGTGCCGGAGGCGGCGATGGTCCGCGTGTCGGCAAAAAACTTGTTGGCCTGGTTGGCGGCCGCGCCGTCGGTCAGGGTCAGGCTTGCGCCAGCGCGGGCCGACACTTCAGCGGCGCCGAGGTCCTGCGAGGCGGCCAGTGCGACGGCCAGCGACAGGGCGAATTTTGCGGTTTGAGTCATATGACCCCCTAAAAAATTGATTCGTATCGAATGGTGACGGGGACGACGATAGGCGATTCTCCTACCGGCGCGGTTACCGAGGGTTTGCCCCGGATTCTTACCTTGACGCCTCCCGACTCCAGCACTAGCCCTGCGGGGAAATGCGCTTGCAGCGCGGCGGCCTGCGCCTCAACGGCGGCCATTCCTTTGCCGGTAGGATAACACAAGGAAACTTGCAGGAACCCAATATGTCGGGTTGTTTTTTCGCGCAGGCCGAGCGTTTGGTTATCCGCCGGCACGACGAAAGCCTTGCAGTACGGGCTTTTCTCGTCAAAACCTTTGGGCGGCGTTTTCTCCCGCCAGATGATCGGCACTGCGGGGAGAAGCTCCGAAAGCCGGGTTTCAAGCGCGGCGCGGATGGTGGCGGGGGCTGCTGTCGTCATGGTAAGTTTTTGCAAGCGTCGTCAACAAATTTCTGGTATTCCTGGACCGTGATGCGCACCATGCCGGCCGGCGCCTGTTGCGACCAGCCCTCGTACTCGAGGCGCCGCATGTAGGGCACAATGCTGGT